TTGATGATATTTGTTTAAATGTACCAAATATATCAGAAGTAAAACCAAATTCTTCTTTAGCAATCCAAAGAGCAATAGTATTTATTCCTCTATAATTTTTGCCTGAAGAAAGGTTTTTAGGCATCCCTAAAGATGCCCAAGGTTTTAACCAGTCTTTACCATGTTTGTCCATATTGCTAATAACTTTATTAACAATATTTTCCATCATTGTTTGTTTGTTTGACATTAGTTTGCTCCTTTCTCAAATTTAACAACTTGATCAATAACACTTTCAACAATAATAGATGCGAAAGATTCACCTTTCCAATTAATCGCATAACCTTTAGTAGATTCTATTTTAACATATTCAGAATCACTAACATGAGGAAAAGACGATCTTGGTGGTTTAACTTGACAAGAAAACATATTATTTAAAACTTTAATACGAAGTTCTTTATTTTTAGTATTTGACATTGTATCTCCTTTTTTAGTTATTGTTTTCGTTTTCATAATTAGATTTTATATTGATTTTAGTTGATGTAAACAATAAATAATAAAAAATATTAATAATTATTACTGCTAAAAGTCAATAGAACTGGGGTTTTTAGCGTTATATAACGAATATTAATTATTTTCGTAATATTTCTTATTATTTTGACCTATTTTTTAATAAAAACCATTATAATTATTGGCTAATTAATTTTTTTCGGTTATAAAAAAAGAATGATTAAACAAATATTATTATTGATAAACCATATATCTTCTAAACTACAAGTATGGAGTTGGCAGAAATTATGGAGTAATAGAAAAGATGGTTATGGATACAGAAAATAATGATGTAGGAAGACCACCTTATATTAAGACAGAAGAAGATTCAAAGTTGGTTGAAGCATTAGCAATAGCTGGTGTTAATCAAACATTAATAGCACAAATTGTTAAAATTAGTGAACCAACATTAAGAAAAAATTTTAGATCACAACTTGATACCAGTAAAGCAAGAGCAAATGCAATTATTTCACAAGCCTTGTTTAAAAAAGCAAAAGATGGTAATGTTGTAGCACAAATATTTTGGTTAAAAACACAAGCTGGTTGGAAAGAAAGAAATGCACTTGAACTTACAGGAAAAGATGGAGACAAACTCTTTGGTGAAGAACGACAGCTTATTGAAATCAGAAAAATATTTGACGAAATTGACTTCGTTAAATCAAAAAATATTACTGAAACACCTATCATGGTGCAAGACAGCACGACCGAAACAGATAACACCTAAAGGCGAATGGAATGTTTGGCTTATATTAGCTGGTAGAGGTTGGGGTAAAACTCGTACTGGTGCACAAGATGTTGCTTTTTATGGATTAACTAAACCTAATTCAAGAATAGCAATAGTCACACCTACATTTGGAGATGGTAGAGATACTTGTATTGAGGGTGTATCAGGTTTGTTAAGTTGTATTGATCCTGATTTAATTGATAATTGGAATAGAAGTATTGGCGAATTAGTTTTAAAAAATGGAACCATATATAAAACTTTTTCTGCTGAACAACCAGATAGATTAAGAGGACCACAATTTCACAGAGCATGGTGTGATGAATTAGGTAGTTGGAAAAATGAGGAAGCATGGGATCAATTATTATTTGGTTTAAGACTTGGACAAAATCCACAAGTAATAATTACAACCACACCTAAACCAACAGACCTTATAAAAGAATTAGTTAATAATAAAGATTCCCTTGTCACAAAGGGCAATACATTTGAAAATCAAGATAATCTTGCCGATTCCGCAGTTAAAAAATTAAAAGAGAAATACGAAGGAACTAGGCTAGGAAGACAAGAATTATTTGCAGAAATTTTAGAAGATGTAGAAGGTGCTTTATGGAATCGTAATATGATTGGTAAAGCACTTTTAAAAAGTATAGAAGAATTACCAACATTAATAAGAACTGTTGTATCCATTGACCCAGCTGTCACACAAAATAAACAGTCAAATGAAACAGGAATAGTTGTTTGTGCAAAAGGAATTGATGATAAATTTTATGTCATTGATGATGTATCAGGTAAATACAGTCCTGATGCTTGGGCAAAAATAGCAGTAGAAACTTATTATAAATACGAGGCAGATAAAATTATAGCCGAAGTAAATAATGGTGGCGATTTAGTTGAAAAAGTGATAAGGACTATTGATACGAACATTAGTTATGGTAGTGTAAGAGCAACCAAAGGAAAATATTTAAGAGCAGAACCAATATCTGCTTTATATGAACAACACAAAGTTAAGCATATTAAACCATTTCAATTTTTAGAAGATCAAATGGCAAATTATAACCCAACAACATTTAAAGGATCGCCTGATAGATTAGATGCTTTGGTTTGGGGTTTAACAGAATTATCAGCAAGAACAGGCAAAGCATTTTGGAGAGTTAGTTAATGGCAACAATTTTAGATAACATTAGAAATATATTTAAAGCACAAAAAGAAATACAGAAAAAAGAAGCACCGATAGTTTCCTATCAGTCTTTAGGTTATGATGTAAGCAGTAAGATTGCTTACAATGATTTAGCCAAAGAGGGTTATAGTGAGAATGCTATTGTTTATAGATGTATAAATGAAATAGCAAATAATGCTTCAAGAGTAAAAATAAATTTATTTAGAGGAGATGCAGAAGTTGATAATCACCCACTATTAGATTTATTATATAATCCTAGTCCTACTCAATCGCAAGTAGAGTGGTTTCAAGGTTTATATTCTTACTTATTAATTTCAGGAAACAATTACATGTTAAGTGTAGGTGGAGATAATACACCACCAACAGAATTATATAATTTAAGACCAGACAGAATTAAAATACAAACAGGTCAAAGAGCAATGCCTACTGCTTATGATTATATTATTTCAGGACAAACAGTAGAAAGATATGAAGTTGATCAAGCAACAGGAGATTCTAAAATAAAACATATTAAAATGTTTAATCCTCTTGATGACTATTATGGTATGTCGCCAATACAAGCTAGTTCAGTTGATATTGACCAACATAATTTAGCAAACAAACATAATGTAAATTTATTACAGAATGGTGCTAGACCTAGTGGTGCTGTTATCTTTAATCCTAAAGATGAAACAGGTGGTAATGTTCAGTTATCAGAAAATCAAAGAAGTCAATTACAATCAGATATTAATTCTAGATTTTCAGGAACTAATAATGCAGGAAGACCTATGTTATTAGAGGGAGATTTTGATTGGAAAGAGATGGGTTTAAGTCCAAAAGATATGGATTTTATACAACTAAAAAATATGTCAGCAAAAGATATTGCTTTAGTTTATGGTGTACCAAGTCAGCTTATAGGTATTCCTGATTCACAAACTTATTCTAATTTTGCAGAAGCTAAACTTGCATTATACAATGAAACAATTATTCCTTTACTAGATAAAATTCAAGGAGATCTTAATGAGTGGTTAGTTCCACAATTTAATGATGAAGCACTAGAATTAAGATACGACATTGACTCTATACCAGCTATGGCAGAACAAAGAAGACGAGTCTTTGAATCTGTGACAGCAGGTGTTAAAGATGGTATCTTAACTAGAAACGAAGCAAGAGAGCAGTTAGGTTATGAACCAATAGATGGTGCTGATAGTTTAATGGTACCAGCAAACTTAATGCCATTAAATATTGCAAACGAAGAAACTGATGAAGAAGATAGAGGAGAAGATATTCCAGAAGAAGAAGTTCCTGAAGAACTACAAGATAATCCTTTTGAACAAATTAATAATGAAGATGATTTAGAAGAAGTTTTAAAAGCTGAATCTGATATAGATACTGTTCCTACTGACTCAATGGTTTCAGAAGCTAAAAGAGGATTAGAATGGAGAAAAGAATTTAATAGAGGTGGCACTAGAGTAGGTGCAACAAGAGCAAATCAAATTATAAATAAAGTAAAATTATCTCCTAGTACTGTTAGAAGAATGTTTAGTTTTTTTAGTCGTCATGAAAGCGATAAAACAGGTCAAGGTTTTGATAGAGGAGAAGAGGGTTATCCATCTAGAGGAAGAATAGCTTGGGCACTATGGGGTGGCGATGCAGGTTTTAGTTGGTCAAGAGCAAAAGTAAAACAACTTGATAGAGAAAGAGATAAATTTTTTGAAGAAGAATTAGAAGAAAAACAACTTACTGCGGCAGTTAAAAAAGGTTTGCAAAAAAAAGTTGAAGACCATAATGAAAAGCATGGAGATAAAGCAGGTAAGAGAGTAAATCTTAGAATGCTTGGTGCAGTTTTTAGAAGAGGCATAGGTGCTTATAGAACTAATCCTGGAAGTGTTAGACCTACTGTGACTTCTGAAGAACAATGGGCTTATGCTAGAGTTAATGCTTTTTTATTTGCTGTTAGAACAGGTAAATTTAGAGGAGGGAAGTTTGACTTGGACTTATTACCAAGTGGACACCCTTTAGCAACATGAGTGTAGAATCAAGATTATTTATAGAAAAGAATCCAAAGACTGATGAATATCAAGTTAAAATAGTTGTAGGATACTTTGATGATAGACAAGACGCATTAAATCATGCTTCTTATATTGCTATAACTAAAAGCATAGATTTTACACCTGAACAACTTTTTGATAGTTTGCAAGAAATAGAAGAATTAAAAACACCTATCAACACAACGATACACTAATGTTTTTTAACTCTAAACAATTAAAAATATTTAAAGGTGTTAAAGAAAGAACATGGTATCAACAAGATAGATTAAGAAGACCTTTTGAAAAGCAATGGTCTAATAGTTTAAAAAATTATTTTAAACAATATGCTTCAGGAATTAAAGAAGCATATAGAAATGGTAGTCAGATAATGCTTGATATGGAGTTAAGAAAACAAGCAGATACTTTGAGATTAATTTTTAAAGTACAATACACTATCATAGGAAACGCATTTAGAGATTATGCTTTAGGAACTTTATTCTTAAAAGCATTTGATGATGATTTTGATAAAGCACTATCAGAATTTATTGACGAAAACACTGCGACTTGGGTGACTGAAATAGATGAAACGACTAGAAAAAGAATGGCAAAAGTTATTTCTAATTCTTACAATGATGGTTTATCTACTGAAGAAACTGGAGTTGCTTTAAGAAATATGATTTTAGGTATGGGTGCGTACAGAGCAAACCTTATATCAAGAACTGAATCTCATAGAGTTGCATCTTTTGCTAATGAGCAAGTTGCAGTAAATATGAATATTTCAAATACTAACAAAGAGTGGGTAGCTATTCAAGATGCTCGTACTCGTTTAACACATTCTATTGCTTCTGGACAAACAGTTCCACTTGAAGCGAACTTTGTAATAGGTGGCGATAGATTAAAATATCCTGGAGATCCAAAAGGTTCGCCAGCAGAAACAATTAATTGTAGGTGTGCTGTAATTTATAGAACACCTGACTTTCAATAAAGGAGAAATAATATGGAATATGTAATAGGAA